AAAGTTAAATCACTCGGAAAGGGCAAATATGGAAGGATTTTGGGCATCCCTTATACAGAAGATGGCGAAGATGTTTGCCAGAAACTCATTAGCGAAGGACACGCAGTTGAATATTGGGGTGGCACAAAGAAAGCCAGAGTCCGAGAAGATGGTACATGGGGAGAATAAAATGCAAATATCAGCAGAAGGATTATCACTTATAAAGAAGTTTGAAGGATGCAAACTAGAAGCATACCTTTGTCCTGCGGGAGTTTGGACGATTGGGTATGGACACACGAAAGATGTTAAAGAAGGCGACAAGATTAACAAAGAAGAAGCTGAATATCTTTTACAAGAAGAAATGATAGAGTATGAAGGCTATGTCAATGACTATGTTGAAGTACCCTTAGAGCAGCACCAATTCTGCGCTTTGGTTTCATTCGTTTACAATTTAGGAGGCGGTTCTTTAAAGAAAAGCACACTCCTCAAAGTTCTTAACGAAGGCAAGTACGAAGAAGTACCTGCACAGATCAGAAGATGGAACAAGAGCAATGGTGAGGTACTTGAAGGTTTGGTAAGAAGAAGAGAAGCAGAAGCAATAATGTTCATGGGAGGGGATTGGTTCGCAGTCTAATGGCACTGTCTAAGAAACAAAACAAAAGACTAGGAGCAATACTATCAGTAATGTTCAAGGAAGAGACTCCGCAAGAACACTTACAAGAAATAGTTAATGATGGTTTTGTTGCAAAAGAAGGTGAAGACTTTTCTATAACTGCTAAAGGGTTAGATGAAAAGAACCGTCTCTGCACATTAGCAGGCTTAAATATTAAGTATAGTAACGAAAAAGAAAATAATTAGTGTTTGATATATTGCTCTAAATCACACTTTAGATCATCGGCATTGAACTCTTGACCTTCATCAAATATCCTTCCTTTGTTAGCAAAATCTATAGATTTACAGATAAGTATTAATTCATCATCCCTAAGAAAGTAAGATTTCTTTCCATCTAATAAATCTTTTCTAGTTTTATCTTTGTAAACAGTTTCATAAACTGCTTTGAATACTTGTTCTTTTTCATCCTTAGTAATATCTCCTAGAAGAAAATCTAACCTGAACTCTGTATCAGCTTTGAGTTCTTGATTCTTCTTTAAGAACTTCAACGCTTTCTTGATTAACGCTACGTCTTTATTAGACAAACTTTTCATTAACATCTGTTATCTCCAATTATTACCTTCATACCAACCAACTAGAGAATATCTTTCACCTCTGCTTACTGGCATAACCTTATGATATAAAAAAGAAGGAAATACTATCACAGTTCCCTTCTGCTTAATGATCTCTTGGTTGGGTGTGCCTATGTCCTCTGAGAACATAAACTCTCCACCAGAGTATTCTTTGGGATCAGAAAGCTGTACTGTGATCCCTAGCTTTCTCACTGATGCCCTGTTGTCCATTCGCATATCAAAGTGTTCGTCATAGTGACCACCCTCTCTATACTCTGCTATCTGGAACTCTCGGAATCCATTTAAGTCAAATCCAAAACATTCACTGTTAGCCATGACAATATACTTCTCAATGAAGTCATTGATCCTTTCGTTGTTGTCAGAACCGTATGGGAATCCAACCACTGTGGAGTGCCTGATCTGTTCGTCTGTAGAATCGTCTCCGATCTTACCTACTTCTTTGGCTTCTGCATGGAATAAAGATTTTAACTGCTCACAATCTAGGTCAGAAACTTCTGCATCCCATGCGTACCACCAACTGTTCATGTCCAAACAGTTTCCGTAACTAAAGAAGGATCATTGTATTCTGTGACAGTCCTGCCACTGTAATAACGAACCCTCCTGAACTTTCCGCACTCAATGTAAAGAGACTCTATCATGCGATCCAGTTCCTCTTCCTTTAGCCTATCTCTTGCTAAATCTACTTTGTAATCATATTCAGTCATATTTCCCCCCTGTATATAATTACGGATTGATTCTACTAAAAGTTTCAACATATCAAATACCCCCCCTATCATATTGATCAATTTTTGAACAGCTAAATATAAATAATTTCAAACTTTATTTCTGCCACTGTATCAATCCAAAAGAATACAACGTAGATAAATGTAGATGCTATTGCTAAAGCTATAGTAGCCTTGATAACTGTTCTCCATTTATATTTAACTAGGTCAATGACTTTATCCATGAAGTTAAATACTCTGTCTCTTTTTCTAATCTGCTTTTTTGGTCTACCCATTTTTTACTCCTATTTATTAATAAATTTTAATATTTCAATATCAGCTAAGACTGCATTAGCTATGACTAAAATTGCAAAAGATAGTAAGAATGTGAAAGACAAAATAAAAACTATTATGATTATGCCTATCCACTTCATTTCCTTTTCTATTTCTTTTTCAAATATCTTTTTCATTATTTTTCTTCTAACCAATCCTTTCCTGTGAATTCGTTGTACGACTCAACAACCAATGGTTCTGTAGGCAAATCTACCAGTTCATAAGATTTGATTTCTTTTATAGTTCCGTCAATTTCTGTAGGTGGATTGACAAGCATCTGAAACTCCGCTTGAGCCACAGCCTCTTCTAAAGACTTTGCAGTCACCTTACAGTATTTAACAAGTTTTGTAGTAACTCTCAAATTGTATGTTTTCATATCAACCTCTGTTCATGTACCAAAGTTCAAACTTCTCCCACAATGCTCTGCCAAAGTAGTAAGGGAGAAAGATTATTAATATCCAACCAAAGATCAGTAAGAAAAATAAACCAAGAAAGGTGTAGAAAAATACATCTCTGGCTTTGTCTATGAAGCTAGGTTGTTTAGTTGGTTCTGGTAATGGTCTGCCCCATTCGTCATGGGGTTCGTTTGGTTCGTACATATTATTTCTCCCCTTTTTCATTTAGATAATTCTCTAGCCATTCTCTAGCTTCTTTGAAACTCATAAAATCTGGTGTGATTGGATTAAGTCGTGTGCCGTCTATGCCATACACATTCCAATCAAGAGACGTGCCACTTATTCTGTAATCTTTGTAACCATATTCAGAATTGCAAGAATTATGTTGGTAGTTTCTCGTAGTGTGTTTAGATAAATAAGTATCTTTATCATGAAGCCTTTTTAGTTTTATCATTTTATATATCCTCAATTAAAAGAAACCACTCTGGACTATTTAACATAGCAAGTCAACCAAAAAATTAAAAAAAATATTTACACTTTTAACTTCTAAAGTGCTTGCAATCCAGAATGGACTTCTATAATATACACATATTAAGTTAATAAATTGATTAGGAGATAAAATGAAAACAGAAGATAAATTAAAAACTTTTAAATCTAAAGCTGAACTAGAGGCTTGGTTTGCTACACCTGAAAATCAAGCTGAATACAATGCTTGGAAAGCAGAAAGAGAAGCAAGTTTTAAAAGATCACAAGATCAATATCTTGCTGAACACCCAGAGATACCATGCAGAGTTTGTGGAACTACAAACGATTTAGATGGTAACGCACACAAAGGAGAAAAAGGAGAGCTTTGCTACAGTTGCCAAGAATCGTTTGCAGAAACTGATGACTGGACTGGTAACTTCTGGGATTATCAAGGGGGGCAGGCATAAAGCCTGCTCTCTAAATTGAAGGAGATAAAATGACAAAATCTTTAGAGCTAGTAGATGGCATCAATATCTACAAAGGTGACGATTACAAATTTAAGTTGGTGGACGAAAAGTATCACCGATACGCATGGCTAATCGTCAAAGAGAAACACATCCAGATCATAGAGAACAAGACCGATCTATCAGACAAAGCACTCAAGTCAGAAATTGTCAGGTCTTGGTTCTTGATTGAGAACGAACTGGTCAAGCAACACAACAATGCTAAGGCAAGGTCAAGGAGAAGTACCAATGCCTAGAAAAAAAGTAATAACAAGAAAAGTTAGAAGACTAACACCAAGAGAGATTAACTACATAGTGTCTGCTCTTGTTTTTTATGATGAAGAGCATGGTGGAGAATATAGCAATCCACATGAATACGAAGATATACAACATAATATTCAAGGTCGCTATAAACACTTAGCAATCATAGAAGAGGAGGAGAAATGAAAACATCTGCTGAATCAATGTCATGGTATAAGAAGGTTGACGAAACTTGGGAGTCAGTCGGAGTCAATCCTAGTGTATGGAATAGCACCCCTGCTGATTACAAGATTGTCTGCAAAACTATCAAGGCTCTTTGGAAAAAAGAGATGGGTACAAAGTTCCCATATACATTCAAAGAAGTTACTGGCAACAGAGACACTTGGTGCAGAGATAGAAAGACCTTCACAGTAAACACAACTAAAGGTTGGGCAGAGATCATACATAGCTTGGGTCACTGGATGGGATATAGAAAGAATCTCAAACGACCACACTGCGCTGAACACGCAGCTATGGAATACAGACTGGCTAAGTATGTTGCACAAAATAATCTGGTTGAATTGTCTAACCAAGAACTTGCAAAACCCAAAGTCAAAGTCACGGTCAACAAGGTTGCTCAAAGATATGCAAATATGTTGAAGAGACAGGAGAAGTGGTCTAAGGCTTTCAAGCAAGCTGAACGAAATCTGGCTAAGGTTGAAAGAGAAATCAAAAAGTATGAGAAGGTGCATTCAGAAGAAAAGTTGACGACCAAGCAATACATAACTTTTGTTGAAGGCAAAAAATCTGTAAAGAGCTACAAACAAAAATGCGAAGAACTCCTTACAGAACATCAATGGCTGAGAATACAAAAACATGATAATTGGGAGGGAGAAATGAGAGTGGATGTTTGGGATCAAGATTACTTAGAACTAAATGAAGATTACTTTGATGAAGGTTCTAGTGGCGAGTATTGTACTTGGACTTGGAAGCAGGCTTACGACCAAGCATTAGTATTAATTGACAGAAGGAGTTGACCTAAGACCAGAACGGATTTAGTA